CCTATCACGGCCAATGGTGAGGGCTGTGAGGTTTCCAGAAGCGTCGGCTGATTCAACGGAGGTGAGAGTATTGACGGGGCGAGCCGATAATGTGAGATGCTGAAGTCCATATGCGGTGTCAAACCATTCGACCTTGTTCTCGGTGCCAGAAAATTGGCGGAGAGCATAGGCATCGACTGTTCGAGATGAGTTCTCAATGAATCCTGCAATAACCGTGTCCGAAGGACCCATGTTATCGCTTGAAGACAATCCGAGATAGTTGCGAACATCGGTGACAGTGCAGTATGATTCAGCGGTCATGCTTATCGTTGTGGCCTTAGCGGTTTAAGACCATTCGCAAGCCCTTGAGAGCAGGGAATGGACTTGAACTTGATAGGGAGCGGTTGCACTCGTTTGAGAGCGATACCGCTGCCCTATCGAGCAAAGCGTTTCAATCAATCAATCAGACTCAAATGGTTGCGATTCCGTGAAGGAGGCAAACCGCATCTTCGTATCGAACACCGAATGCAAGGTCTTGGCGAGGAATGAGCACGAAGCGGTCGCGCTTTGGTTCATCTTCAAAGCCCATGGAGAAGCGACGAGCATTATCCGTTGGGTTTCCAATCAGTGGGGAGCGAGTGTGGACCAGAAGAGCGACTGTTTTGTCTTGAACGGCGGTGACACCATTGACTGTTCCGGGTTGATACTTGCCTGTCCAATTCAAGTTGGGTGGGGTTGCGCCTGTTGCGAAGCATCGGATTCCGTAAATGCGACCGAGTTCTCCGGAGAGAATGGTTGCTTGGGGTCCATACTTTTCAACAGTCTGAAGTTCCTCAAGGCCAAGAAGTTGGACTTCAAGGTTGCGAGGAACAATCAAAGCAAGGTCTTCACGGTTGTCAGCATAGACACCCATGGAACTGATGGCTTGGCGCAAGTGGCTCAAAGCTAATGTTCCAGAAACCGACACTGATGTTGCAGCGGCTGACTTGCGGAGTCCGTCGAACTCAAGCAAATAATCATTCTGTTCTGAACCAGCGGTGGCATTGATTCCGGTCAGGTTTGCCGGAGAAGCGTATGCACCGTTGATGTTGTTAGCGAGTGTTGATTCAGTGTCGCCGTTCAAGAAGAGTGCTTGCTCGTTGTATGCAAGACGAGAAGCAATGTCGTCACGGAGAACAGTCAGCAAACCTTCAACGCCGTATGCGATGAGATAGTTGCCGATTGGAACATTCGCAATCATTGTCTTGAGAGTCAAGACGATTTCAGCCGATGCTTGGCGAGATTCGTCAGATTCTGTTCCAGCCTCGGTTTGAGAAAGGGTTTGGCGGTGGAAGTTCACGGAGCCAGACAACTTTGGAACATTGACTGTTCGAGTTGTCATTGGAAGAGATGGGAACAAAGAGCGCATGAAGTTGCGTTCATACACGATTTGAATAATTTCTTCGGAGGTTTCCGTTGGGAAAAAGGTTGCTCCTGTGCTTGCTGCGTTTCCGGCAAGAGCGTCTTTGACCCTCATCACCATGTCATTGAAGTTAATATCGTCAGTCATAATTTTCACCATTTATTTTTTGTTGTCCTTGGACTATGAATTATCAAGCACCTCGTCGCTCGATTTGGTTTTGAAGCCATGCGCTAAGACCGTTCATGCCTGATGTGACTTCAGGCACGGGGTCGAACTTTGTAGTTCCTGTCTTAACAGTTGGTTCAACGGAGGGAACAAGGCTCTTTGGAGCAGCGTTCTTTGTAGTGGGGGTTGGAGCACCGACATGAGCGGCGACTCTCTTGCTGACTTCGGCCTCGATTGCGGCTTCGGCTTCAGCGGCGTTCTTCTCTTCGGTTAAAGAAGCGATGGTTGCTTCTCGGTCGGCGAGAGTGGATTTGAGTTCAGCAACTTCTTCTGATAGGTCAGGAGTGGAGAACTTGGCTTCAAGTTCGCCGATGCGGGTGTCAATGTTTGATAGTGTTTGAACGATACCAAAGAGAAGTTCGTCAGTTGCCTTGACAACCATTGGTTCGTCAGCGGATTCTTCTTCAGTCGCTTCAGCGACTTCTTCAACGACTTCTTCGGAGAGTTCGAGTTCTTCGGATTCCTCAAGGGATTCCTCAACGAGTTCTTCGGCTGGAGCCTCTTCAAGAACCTCGGGGGATTCTTCAAGGACTTCTTCAACCAATTCCTCGGATTCTTCTGATGCTTTGATGATTTCTTGGTCGGTCATATCATTCATCTCCGTGGTGGGATAGCCAATGGGTTGTTGAAGAGGGGTATTAAAGGAATCGGAATCTGAATCCTTGCTCTCCATGGCTTCAATGAATGCCTCAACGAGAGCAAGACGGGAATCGAGTGCATCGGTTTCATCAATTCCAAAAGTTCCAATCGGAGATACTTCTTCACTTTCTTCGGACTCATCGGGGTCGGTGGATTTGGATTCGCCGCAAGTGCAGGTTTCGCCGCAAGTGCAGCCTGTGCCACAGCCGCAGGATTTGCCTGCGCTTTTATCGGCTTCAATATCAACAGCGACTTCATCGTCAGCAGGTGTTGCTTCGTCTTCATCAGGCTTGGCAAACAAAACAGCGATTCGGTCGCCCAAGTCTTCGTAGCCAAGTATGTGCTTCTCGACCGAGAATAGTGCATTTGGAGATGCCGGAACATCAACGACGCTCGTTTCAAGCCACTCAATCTCCGTGAACTTGATGTAGCAAGTGTCGTCGTCTTTGCATTCCTTCACGGCTGCTTTCGCAATGAACCCAATAGAGAATGCTCGCAAGAAACCCTTGCGGATTTTACGGACAATGGCTTCTTCGCCACCATCAATGATGGCTCTCCCGACCGGCACTTCTCCTTTGATACCATCCCAAGTTCCCATTTCAACATCGGTCATTCGACCAATCACGCCGGAGGTTTTGGAATGGTTGTATAGAATGACAGGGTTTTGAGAGTATGCTTCCCAAGCCGAGAATATCGCTTTCATATCAACGAGTTCGGAGTGGCGGTCGAGCATAGTATCGTCACCAACATACACGGGTCCTCGAATCACTACATCGTTGTCAGCCATTTCATATTCATCGTTGTCGCCCATTTTTTGGTTCTTATCGACTTTGAACGGAGATTGGATTCGTATCTCCATAGATAGTTCTCGTTCCGTGCCAGACTTGGAATCCCAATCGGCATCGGAGAGGATTGTTGCATGAACAGCGTCGTCGCTCATACCCCATTCGTTGGTGGGTGGGGTTTAAGACAATAGTGGAATAGAAGCACCTCGGGAATGGACCCTCGCCACCTTGGATATAATGGTGAGTCATTAACTGTCAGGGGGTAAGCATTCCTTTGGTGTCGTAGTTCCCCCTCCAAGTCCTTAACACCGGCCCGTGTGTCAGTGTCGAGATTAAGTGCTCACTTGCTGCGCCTGCACACCTCCCCGTTCCTCCCCAATTGGAGTTCAGGATTGGCCTCGTCGCTCCCTTGGAGGGGGGCTACATTTAGTCCAGCAAGTGCTACTATATCAATGTTTTCATTCATCAATGTTTTCAAGTGATTTGCTCAATCGCTTGCGTTCATCATCAATGACTTGCCTCATGTGGTCTATTCCTCGACTGCCGACGACGAGCCACTTGATTTGAGCAACCACGCCAGCCAACCTGAAGTCCTTGAGGTGACGAGCAGCCCAAGCCTCACGGAGTCGAACTGCTTTTTCGTCGGTCGGAGTATTGACTCCATCTGCCTTGACTTTCCGTAGCCTATTGAATTGAGTATTGCCGAGAATGTTGCCTCCCCTTCTCCATATTTGAGGCCATTCTTCTCTCAATTTGAGAGCATAGGCGAGAGGGAATTGTTTGTATTCGCTGCCACCCAAGGTCACTTCTTTGTCGTCGCCTCGCTTTGGAAAATTAGTCACCATTTCAATCACCTGACATTTGAACCCATTTTGGCTATGGTGGTCAATGTCCGACCCACCTTGCGACCAAGTGTTTTCTTGATATTGACTTTATTCTTCTTCAAGGCTTTCGTCAAAAAGAACCTCGGAGCGGTTCGGTATGTGCCGAACTCAACAGCCATCGCATAATCAACACCGCTTCCACGACCGCCGAACTCAATTGCTCGTCGATATTGGTTGATTCGTCGAACTCGACCTGACGCACGGAGCGCGCCGGTCAGAACAGGAGCCAAGCCTTTCGCATCCTTGAGAACTTTTTGAGCCACGGAGTCAAGGCCACTCACCATATTGGGCTTAATCTGTTTGCCACCAATCATGAACGCAATACCCGCTTTGGCGAATACGAAAGCAGGATTGTTCTTGCTCATTCAGCACCCTCCACATCGGGGCGGAGGATTTCACCAGCAGGGATTGAGGGCGAATCTCCTTCATACGCTACAAATGTGCATCGGCAATTTGGGTGAGCAGGAACTACTGACCTTGCTCGTTCAATATCATAGATTGCTCCTTCATACGGAGCGCAAGTGTCTTTGTCAGTTCTATCGTCAATCACAACGAGTCGCTCAACCTTGGTGAAGTTCGCTCGGCGAAGTCCGACGAGGTGAGAGTTCTCAACGACTCGGCGGGGTTCAGTCCGTGCGATGCGGTCATAGAAGTATGCGGGATAGCGAGAGCCTGATGGGTCAATTAGCGACCTCATCTCGGTCTTAGCCCATCTCCATGATTGTCCGTCGGTGAGCATTTGCTCAAAGACTCCGAGGATTGAGGTGCGGTGTGCTCCAAGAGTGTTGCGGAGCGCAGGCAGAACCCATCGTTGTCGCCAATATGATAGTGCGGCCACATCGTCAGAACCGAGAGCGACCGAGATTCCCGTTCCGCCAAGTGTCAATTCCATGGATGCTCCATAAGTATCAGTCAAGAGTCCTGTCGCAGCGATGTTTTGAACGCCAACGGTTTCAGCAATAATGGTGTCAATATCAACAACCGCATCTCGAATCTCGTCAAGGCTGATTGG